CTGGTCGGCCTTGACGTCCTGCTCGGGGTTCACGTACTCCCACTTGGGCGTCGAGAAATCGACCGACATGTCGCGAGCCTTGATCCTGCCGGCCAGGTAGGCGGCTTCGACAAAGACCTCGTGAATGGGCCGCAGCATCTTCGGAATCAGCACCAGCCAGCGCATCGCCTCGACCGCGCGGCGGAAGTCGAGCAGGCGCACGCGCGCGCTGCTGAAGTTCACATCTTTCATGTCACCGACGAGCATTTCGTACGGCACGCTCATGCCAGCGGCGATGATGTGCAGCTGCTGCTTCACGTAGTCGGTGTAGCCCGGGACGGCCTTCGGCTCGACCACGGTGAAGTTCATCCCCTGTGGCATGCCGAAGATGCTGCCGCCGCCCAGCTCGCCCAGGTCGCGCATTCCCTGCCCCTGGATGTCGCCGCCAGTGGCTGCAGGGTTATCCATGGTGGTCAGGTCCCCGCTCGCGAGCACACTCAGCCGGGCTTCCAGGTTCTTGCGCGCCAGTTCGGCATCCTCGTAGAGCTGGAGGTCGCGCACGCGGGTGATGACCGGCGCCAGGCGGGTAAAGCCGCGGCCCTGGCCAGGTCGCTGCGGGTTGAACAGGTGGATGATGTTCTTGGCCAGCACCCGCTGGCTCTGCGAGCGCCCGCGCGCGATGGCGACTTCGCCCGGGTGTTCATCCCACAGCCAGTAGGCCGCAACTGCGCCGAGGCCGTCGTACTCAACGCCGTTGATGATGCGGTTTCCGTCGTTGGTACCGGTCTTGCTGCTGTCCAGCCAGTCGATCTCGAGCAGCTGCAACTGCAGGGGCACCGGCAGGCCATCGGTGGGGCGCCGCCAGCGCAGTCGGATCAGCACCTCGCCGTCCTGCTCCATGGCGAAGTACGCCGCCTTCGTTAAACCGAAGTAGTCGAACCGGCCATCGGCGTCGCAGACCTTCGCCCACTCCGCAAATAGGCTATTGAGCACATCCTTTTCCCGCCCGGTGGCGCGCGGGATGATGCCGGTGCCGACCGTCGCAGTGGCCAAACCATCCAGGCCGGCGAAGATGTAGCCGACGTTCTGTACGAGGGCGCGTGCCATGATGCGCAGGGTCTTGGCGTCGGCCGGGTGGTCGGCGTTGGCACTGGCGCCGGCGCGGCGCGGACGCCAGCCGTCGCGCGGACTGGCGGCCTCATAGGCGCGCTCCAGGCGCTGGCGGGCGAAGTGGCGCGAGAGCCCGGCGTGCGGGCTCACCCAGCCGACGAGCCGGTCGATCAGGTTCGCCATCAGTCGCCCCTCGATGTGGTGAAGCGGAAGCCAAACACGCGCGGCCCAGCCGGCCTGGTGGCCTGGTTGACGACGCGAGCGACGTGGTCGCGCGCCTTGATGAGCTCGCTGGTGGTCTGGAAACGCTGGCGACGACCGTCGAATTCCACCTCCAGGGTGGCGGAGGCGATCGCTTGGTCGAGTGCGTCGAGGTCTGCTTGTGTGAGGGCCATGCCGCCGAGGGTAGCGACATGGCTGTCTCAATTCCAGAAAAACTGAGACGCTATTTTTTATCTGCCGCCTGCTTGATGATGCGGTAGACAGTCGCACGTCCGATATTGAGCCGGCGCGCCACTTCCGTGGCATTGCGCCCGTTGAACGACGACAGCACATCTTTCGCCAGGCGATCGCGCTCGGCCTGCGATCTACGCGGGATCCAAACCTTCTCGCCGCTGAATTCGCGCCGCACCTCCTCCTTCAGGTGCGCAGTGCGAGGCGCGAGCGCCGGGAATTCCTGCTCGATGAAGCGGAAGATGGCGTCGACCAAGTCGGCGTTCTCGAAGACTTCGCTGCTCACCATTGCCTCCCGGTCGGTCGGCGAATCGGACTGGATGAGGTAATCGGCTTCGAGGATGTCCATGGGTCGGTACGCGGTTGGGCTGGGCTGGTGATGACCTGTGACGCTGCGGGGGGCGCTTCGCTAGCGGTGCTGGCGTCGGCACCGGCCGGCGCCGGGTCGACGAACAGATCGCGGGTGTCGGGATCCACGAATTCGCGGACCTGCTGCCACTGGGCGGCGGTTTTCTTGTGCAGGCCGAGGTAGTGCGCGGCGGCGAGGTTATAGACCATCAGGTCACCGGCCTCGTTGCGGTCGTTCTTCTTCTTCTCCCACACCCGCACCTTGCGGCTGCGCTTATACACGGTGACGCAGTATTCGGCGGTCAGCTGCTCAAAGTACTCGTCCGGCAGGTCGGAGGGGAAGTGCGTTGCGCCCGGGCCATCCGCCAGGTGGTAGCGCGCGGCCAGGTAGTCCTTCGCGGTGTCGGTACCGATCAGCCACAGCTTGGCGCCGTGCGGCATCGTCTTGCCTATCCAGTTCACGTCGACCAGGGAAGGCTTGGCCGAGAGGATCGGCTTGTTCAGGGTCGACGCGCCCTTGATCGCGTAAATGTGACGATGCTGGCGGGTGCGCGTGAAATTGTAGACGTCGTGGGTGTTGGCGCCGCCCGAGTCGATGAAGGCCGCGGAGATCGGCAACATGCGCCCGCCCGCGTGCCGGTACCGGCCCAGCAGCAGCTGGTCGAGTTTGTCCCAGGTGGCCTGCTCGGTCGGCGAGCCCCAGACAACCTGGTAGTCCACGATCCAGTCTTCCATGCCCTCGCCCCAGGCTACCACCTTCATTTCGAGGCGGTCCGGCTGCGTGTCGACCGCCGCGGTCAACAGCAGGCCGCCCTTCGGTACGGTACCGAGCTTGTAGCCGCCGGCGCGCGCCTTCAGTTCGCTGGCCTTGGTCTGCTCTTTCTTGCGCTCCCAGCACCGGGCCAGCCTGGTGTTGTAGAAGGTGATCATCAGCTCTTCGCTGCCCTCCTCCAGCTTGGCGCGCGCGGCGCGGTACTCGCGTAGCAGGGCGGCCCAGGTGATCCAGCCGTAGGGGGCGAACAGGGCATTGATGGTGAAGCTGACGGTCTCGCCGTCGCCGGCGACACCCTCCGACCACAGGCCATTTGCGAACATCCGGTTCTTGTCGGTCTCGTAATGGACGGCGCCGCACTCGATGCACGGGTAAATCGCGCGGCCCGCTTCGTCCTCCTGCAGGCGCTCGAACACCAGGGGCTGGGCGTGGCCGCAGTGCACGCACTCAGCCAGCGCCTCCTGGCGCGTCCCCTGCTGGAACAGGTTCTCGACGATCGACTGACCCGTAATGGTCGGCGAGCTGGGGAAGTAGCTCTTGCGGTTCCGCTCGAAGGTGGACTGGCGCGCCTTGGCCAAGGCCACCGGGTCACCCTCGCCGTTGACGTTGGCTTCAGCGCGGTCGACCTCGTCGAACAGAACGCGGCGGGCCGGAATCTCGGAAAGGTTCGCCGCGGCGCCGGCCGTGACGATGTGCAGCGCACCGCCCACGTATTCCTTGGTGTCGAGCGTGTTCATCTTGTCGCGTGCCCGCGGCGCTGCAACACGCTCGCGCACCTCCGGCACGGCGTCGATGGTCTTGCTTACGCGCGCGCTGGTACGTTTGGCCAGCTTGCCGGTCGGGAGGATCCACAGGAAGTTGGCCGGCGACTGGTGGACCGTGGAGCAGAACCAGTTCAGGCCAACCTGGGTCTTCAGCATCTGGGAAGCGCCCATCAGCACGACCGTCTTGCACCAGTGCGAATCGGACAGCGCCTGCATCGGGGCGCGCGCGTGCGGCGTGCGGCTGGTGCGGTATTTGCCCGCCTCGTTCGCGCCGGACTCCTTCGGGATGATCATGTAGCGGTCCGCCCAAGCGTCGACCGTCATGTTCGGGTCGGGCTGCAGGCCGCGTGCGAACGCGGGGCACACGACGTCGGCGGCTGGCATCAGGGTGATCATTCGCCCAGGCCTCCCAGGTCGGCACCGAGCTTTTCGTCGAAGGCATGCGCCATGCTCTCGAGCAGCAGCCGGTGCTCGCGCTCGATCACGGCTTCGCACTCGTCTGCGGTGGCCAACGGCGCCACGTCGGCGGCGATGCGGCGCGCGCAGTTCATCAGGCCATCGCGCAGGGCCCGGCCGATCTCGAACACGGCCGAATCGACGTCGGCCTTGAGCAGGAACCTGCCGGCCAGCTCGGCCAGCTGCAGCTCAGCCTTCGCTGCCTCCGCTGCCTCCCGGCGCGCGCGGCTGGTGTCGTACCCTGGAACCCTGGCCGCAGACTCCGCACCTCCCGCCCCCGCCGGGAGACCGGGCTGCGCCCCGTTTGCCAGGGGGTCAGGCCGCGTACCGTTCGCGCGCTTGCGGGTATTCGTCTGGTACCGGTGGGTCGCGTACTCGGGGTCGACCTTCCCGTCCGTCACAGGGATCTCGCAACGGGTCACCGCCTCGTACGCGGACTGGCGGGAAATCCCCACCAGCTTGGCCCACTCGGCAACGGTTGTCAGGTTCGGCATGTGTTTTCGGTAGTTGTCAGGTTATTTGTCAGGAAATTGTTCGGGCATCCGCTAGTGCGATGACGGGGCCTGAATTACC